CGGGCTTCGACGGACCCGCGCAGTCCATGGCTCGGGGTGTCTCCGATTGACCAATGCTCTCGGGTGCTTGGAACTCAAGCCATCCTGGACCAAGCAATCGAGGAACTGGCCAAATCCGGCTTTGTCGGAAAGCTCGCGATCGAGCACCCCGGGCCCCTGACTGCTACGGCGCGCGATTCGATGCGTACCAAGTGGGCAGAGCAACACAGCGGCGCAGACAAACTCGGCTTCCCTGCGTTCTTCGGCGAGGGCATGAAGGTCAATCAGATGGCAGCGGACGCGGCGGCGCGGCTCATGGAGTGCAAGCGGCTTGGTGTAGAGGAAGTCGCTCGGGCATTCTCCGTGCCGGCTCAACTGCTCGGGCAGGGTGAAGGACGATCACAGCCAGAGGTAGCACAGGCGTACGTCACGCACTGCCTGGCTCCGTTCTGCGCCGGCATCGATGCCGAGTTCTCCCGCAAGCTGCTACCACCAGGTGAACGCATCACTACCGATCTTGTCCCCATCACACAGGGCGACTTCCGCACGGCCGGCAAAGCCTACGCAGCGCTGGTCGGTATCGGCGTGCTCGCACCGAACGACGCACGCGTCCGGCTCGGGCTGCCACGAATTGCAGGCCTTGACGATCCTGCTCCGGTGATTTCCGGCATTACACCAGCTGCGAATCTCGCAGACGCAGACGAAGGCGACCCACCATATGAGTGATCTCGAAACACGCCAGGCATCTATCGGTGCTGTTGAAGGCAAGACCATCACCGGTTACGCCGCTCTTTACAACTCATGGAGCCAACCACTCATGGGTGCGAAAGGCACGTTCACCGAGCGCATCGCGCCTGGTGCGTTCGACGCATCGATCGCAGCCGGTGCGTCGCTGTGGTTCATGCACGATTCCAAACAGATTCTCGCCAACACCAAGAGCGGAACGCTGACGCTTGAATCAGACGCGCAAGGTCTCAAATATACGGCAGTGTTGGGGTCAAGCGAGCGCGATGCAGGAGTGTTGGACTTGATTGCGCGGGGGGTCGTGTCCGAAATGTCGTTCGGGTTTTCAGTTCCACCTGGTGGGGATTCGTGGGCCGGTGAGAAGCGCACGCTCAATTCCGTGAATCTTAGAGAAATTTCAATCGTCGAACAGGGTGCCTACAAGGGTCCTGCTGTTCAAGTCGTCCGGTCACAAGAAACGCCAGTCATCACAAAGGTAATCAAGCCAATGAACATCCGCACCATGAATGCAAAGCTCGCAGAACTGCGCGCACAGAACGTCGAAGGCACTGAAGTAGAGAACCGCGCTGAGATCGTCGCACAGATCGAGGAGATCCTCGAGGCGCGCGATGCCGCGATGGCTGCCGCTGATGGCATCCGCGAGGCGGCGACCCCGATCCAGCGCACCATCGATCGCCGCAACCAGCGCGATGAGTACCGCAGCACCGATGATTACCGCGACCAGTGGATGAACTACATGCGCGGTGGTCGTCAGCCTGAAGTTCGCGCGGCGTTGAAGTCAACCGACAGCAGTTCGGTGATGATCCCGAAGCTGTACGAAGACATGATCATGAAGTACCTGGACGCTGCGACTGTTGTTCGCAACCTCGCAGAGCTTCGAACTGGCGTCACTGGCTACCAGACCCTCCGCTACAACACGCTTGAAACTGCTTCGTTCACCAACGCGTGGACGCCTGGCGATCTTGGAACTCAAGCAAGTACGGAAATCAATCCGGCATTTGCCGAAGCACCGCTTGCTCCGGCTGCTTGCTTGCCATTCACCAGCGTAACTAAGCAGCTTCTTGCGCAGGCTAACTTTGATGTCGAGGCTGAAATCGTCGACAACTTGATGCGCCAATTCGCTCGTAACCTGGAGTTCGGATACGTCGGCGGCTTGGGCACTACCGGCTCACCAGTCGGCGCAACGACGCAGCAGCCTGTCGGACTGTTTACCACCACCTCCGCTGCAACCGTCAAGGCTGTTGCTGCTGGTGGTGCAAACCGAGGTACCGCAATCACTGCCGGCGTAACCATTGCCAATCTGCGCGAAATGCGATACAGCCTCTTGCCAGCTTCGTACTGGAACTCGAGCGCCTGGGTAATGTCGCAGGACGTCTACGCAGCAATTGCTGGGCTGACGATCAACAGCGTCCCAGTGTTCATTCCATCCGCCGATGCAGTCGGTGTAGCTGGCGCGTCGTTCACGCTCATGGGCCTGCCGGTGTATGTCACCGAGTTTACGCCTGCATACAAGGTTGTTGCCAACTCCGGCGTGAACACCATGCTGATCTGCGGCAACGTGCGCGATGCGTTCAGCGCTCGCGAGTGGGGCGGCATGAACATCGACCGCGATGCTCTGACCCTTGCCGGCTCAGGTCAGGTCAAGTTCCAGGGCACCATGTTCGCCAACTCCGCGTTCACCCGCGCGAAGGCGATCGTGCAGCTGCAAGTCACCGCTTCCTAATCATCCTCTCAAGCAGTTGCGGGGTGGGGTTTCGACCTCACCCCGCAATAGCGAGGTGCCATGTCGATACCCACTACCCAACCTGGTCTAGCGGACGTGAGGGCGTGGCTGAAGCGCACCCACAATGAGGACGATCCTGCCATCTCGGATGCACTAACTGCATCGTTGTCGGCATGGATGGCCGCGACCGCCAAGGAATTGAAGGACATCACGGACGAAGAGTGGCTTGCGATCAAGCTCCAAGTCGGGCACATTGAATCATTCCGTGGCGATGACGCCGTAACCCCGGAGCCTCACCCGTTCATCCAGACCATTCGTCGGATGCACGGCACACAATCGATCGGATGATCCATGGCCGGCTGTGGATTCTGGCGCGAAGTGTTCACCGTGCAAACCTCTACCCAGACGGTCGATGACCTTGGGCAGGCGGATTTGGCGTGGTTGACGGTGGGCACTGTGCGCGGAATCATTAAGCCGACGCAGCGGGAAGTGGTGGACGATCTCGGCGTGTCGATCCGGACTGACCTGGACATTGAGACGGCCTGGTCACCGATCCTCGATGCTCGCAGCCGGCTGATCCTGAATGGCACGGCGTACAACGTATCGAGCGTGGTGGATCCGGATAGTGGGCGTAGGAAACGGCTTCGCGTGATCGCTACGGAGGTGACGCAATGAGGCGACATGACCGCGACATGAGTCCGATTTCAACGCCGTACCGACGGGCCGCTGTGAACTCGGGCGCTACGCAGATGCACTTGCAGGTCGACAACTCGACCGTAGCTGCGGCGCTTGGCCGGCTGAGCGCTGAACTCAATGAGAAGGCGCGGCGCGTTGGCATCCGTAGGGCGCTACGTCCGTTTGTGACGGAACTGCGCGGCGTAGTCGGCACTGGACCCTATCGCGGCAAGAACCTCCACCGGAAGGCAATGGCGAGCGCCACGGGCATCGTGATCAAGCGTGGCGGCGCTGGACCGGAAGCCAAACTGATCGCGCAGATGGGCGTGCGCTACGGCAAGAAGGGCGGCAAGGCTGCGCGGGGCCGGCAGGGCGTGTTCCATCTGCTCGAGCAGGGATACCGGCACGGCGGCAAGGGATCACAGAAGTACACGAACTCCGCGAACCCGTCACCAGGCAAGGGCAATACCTGGTCAAAGCAACAGGACCGCGATCCGGCAGGCCGGTGGACTTCGCCACGATTCCGCGTCGCACGCGGTGGCTCGCGACGAATCCCTGGCAGTGGTCGGGCACGCTCTTGGGCACAATCAGCAATCGGACGAATCACCGACGCAATGGCTCGCGAGGTGCTAGTGGAAGCCAAGAAATTGCTGGGGGGTAAATAGTGTCTATCAGCCTTGCAGCACAGACGCTCTATACCGCGATGGTTTCATCAGGGACCGAGGTGTCCGCTGGACTACGCCGCGCCGGCAACCCCACGCCATGCATCGTCTATGAGATCACCCAGGTCGATTTTGAGGTGGCGATGCCTGGTCAAGTGATCCCGCACTACACGATGCAAGTGACCGCGGATTGCGTGGCGGATACCGCACTGCAGGCGTGGAACGTAGTGGACGATCTTCTGTCGGTCTTTACCGGCAACTACGACAACACCGCAGACGACATCATTCTTGTGCTAGTGGCCGCCAGTGCTTCGGCGCGGACGGAAACGCCAGACGACGGACAAAGTGACGCCGAGCGCGTCGTATCACTCGTTATGACAATCCTTGCAAAGGCATACTAATGGCTCTTATCTCAGGCTACGGCGGCGCAATCACCTTCTCGGGCTTCACGGCTTCCGGTGGCATGACCCTCCAGGTGAAGAGCTTCACGCTCAACATCGAGAAGGACTCGCTAGAAGTTACGGCGATCGGCGACTGGCGCAAGAAGTACGCCCCCGGGCGCACTCGCGTTTCGGGATCACTGACGCTGTTCCGTCAGACTTCCACGGTGGATGACAATCTGCGCTTACACCTGATGCCGACTACGTTGATACAAAGTACAGGTGCTGTACTCACACTGAAATACGTGGACCAAGGCAACCAGACCTACCGAAACACGATGGACGGCGCGGCCGCTGACTGGAATATCCAGATCACTTCGGCATCGTTCAGCGATGACGGCACCGGTGCCGGTATGTGGGAACTGAGCTGGGAGCAGCAGTGAGTCTCGACCCGTCAAAGATTATTTCATCGGCTCCGCGCACGGTGGAGATCGTTGGCATCGGGCCGGTGGTGGTCCGGCGTGCAACCCTGGCGGATATCTCTTTGGCCAGCGATCTGCAGTTTTGGTGGACGCGCCTATTCACGCTGCCCGATGGCTCGCCGCTGTTCGCGCCTGGTGCGGACGTGGGCGCGCTCGATCACGAGGTGGCAAGCGCGCTTATCGACGAGGTGAACCGTCCCCGTTTTACAACGCCGCTACCAAGCGGCTCTATCGAAACGCAAGCCCTGAAATGAGGATGCAAATGGACGCAGGACTGGCGGAGGAACTAACCACCGATGAACGGTGTGAATACCTACTGACGATCATTGCGTCCGCGTTGACTCACAAGCGGCCTTCTGAATTGGTTCCCTGGTTGCGAAAGAAGGGCATAAACCGTGGCAGATAAGAGCATGAAGTCAGTGATCTACGCGGAAATGGATACCAGTGGTATCACGCGTGGCGTCGCCAAGACCACCGCGGAACTCGGCAAGCTGAATAAGACGGCCCGAAGTGGCGCGGCTGCTGCTGGGATCACTGCCACGCTACAGATGACGCAGAT